ATAATACTCATGGTAATGTTGATAAAGTAGCTATGAATGCTGCTATAGATTTAGTAGCTTTTAATCCTGGAATTAAGAAAACAGAGATTGCAAATAAACTTAATCTTCATGTTAATACAGTTATGAATTGGATGAAGAATCCAGACATTGTAGATAAGATATATAAAAGATATATGCAGATTGCTGGAAATGAATTGCCTGCTGTTATTCAAGCTACAATTGAAGAAGCCAAACTTGGTAATGTTCATGCTTCAAGATTAATATTAGAACACTTTGGTAAGCTAGAAAATAAATTAAAGATACAAGTTGAAAGTAACTTTGAAAAATTTATGAAAGTAGAAGAAGATGCTGAAGATATAGATTTTGAAGATGTAACAGATGGGCAAATGGAAGTCTTAAATGAGCTTAGTGATAATAAAATTGTATTGCCAGAGAGACATGCATCAAATGATAAGCCTAAAGCTAGAGAGAGATTTGAGAAGAATCGTCTTAGAGATAAGATTTTAGAGAAAAAAGCTAGAAAAAGTGAACCAACTAATCAAGCTAAGAGGTATCTTATTCGTAAAAGAGCAAAAGCAGTAGGTTTAGAGCTATTGCCCCCAGGTAGAAAAACAAAATCAGAACGTGACGCATGGATGAAGAAGTTAGAAGAGTTAGAAAAAAAGAAAAAATAACGACTTCTATTCTTTATAATATGAATAAATTTAATAATTATATATTATATATTAATTATATATTATATATATTATATATATATTATATAAAATAACCCATTTTTTGAAAAAAACAAGGAAAAAATTATTAAATGGCTAACAATAACAAGAGAGTTACTAAAGTTTTAAGTAAAGAAAAGATGAACTCTAACAATAAAAATGCTAGACATAGACTATTTGGCACTTATGATATTAATCCTAAAAGACATAAGCCATTAACTTGGGAAGAAATAGACGATATTCCTTGTATAGGAGAAGAAGATTGTTAGCATCTAGCCTTAGTCAGAAGAAAGTTAATGAATTTAAAAAGAAATGGTTCAAGTTTACTGAATATGAGCCACATAAAGGTCAAGAAAAATTGCATTTCCCTACTAAAAAGGCTCGTTTTACTGTTGCAGTCTGTGGTAGAAGATGGGGAAAGTCTGTTTCTGCATCAAAAGAAATAGAAATCATGCTAAACATGCCTAAAACTAGGTCTTGGGTAGTAGCTCCAACCTATCAAACAGCAGAAAAAGTGTTTAGAGAGGTATGGCATAGTGTAATCCAGAACCGGGATCCGAAGAAAAACTTACCTACAACAAGAGCTTCTTACAAAGATATGTATATTGAGACTGCTACAGGCTCTATATTTGAAGCAAAATCAGCAGATAACCCAAATTCTCTTGTAGGTGAAGGTCTAGACCTCTTAATTTTAGATGAAGTTGCAAAGCAAAAGAAAGTTGTATGGGAAATGTATCTAAGACCTACACTTTCTGATAGAAAAGGCAAAGCAATCTTTATAACTACACCTGAAGGATACAATTGGGTGTATGATTTATACCTGAAAGGACAAACAGATGAAGAATGGCTATCGTTTAACTCCCCTTCTTGGGAAAATCAATTCGCCTATCCTAAAGGCATTAAGGATTCTGACCTCGTGGAAGCAAAGAGGAACTTATCTACTGAGGTTTATGAGCAAGAATATGGTGCAAAATTCACAAGCTTTGCAGGAAGGGTATACCCTTTTGACAGAGATATCGACATGGGTAGCTTCAATTATGATCCTAGCTTTCCAACTTATTGTGCTATTGATTTTGGGTATAGGATGCCTGCTGTGGCATGGTTCCAGACTAATATGGTCGAAGGCAGGTGGCATATCAACATTATTGATGAAATCATTCATCAGGAAAACATAAAAACCGATGAACTTGTCAAAATGGTAAAAAGAAGACCCTATAATGTTCAAGCCTACTTCGGTGATCCTGCAGGAAAATCGGTTCAGGGACAAAGTGGTTTGGGAGATATAGAAATCTTTCGTAAATTTGGCATAGTGATCCGTTCAGTTAGAGACAAAGTTAGTACAAATATAGTATCAGGGGTGTCACATGTTAGAAGCTTTGTTGAAAATGCGAATGGAGATAGATTTATCCATTTAGATCATAAATGTAAAGGACTTGCAGAGGATTTTGAGAATTATAGATACCCAGAACACAAAGAAGGAACTAATTTGAAGCTCGACCCTGTAAAAGATGGCTACCATGATCACGGTATGGATATGGTCAGATATTTTTTTATAAACCGTTTCCCAATCCGTAACACTAAAATGAGGTTAGAGCCAAGATGAGTTATGCAGAAGACATTATAAAACAATCTATAGAAGATAGTAAATTACAAAAATCTAAAGAAAGAAGAAGACATATTGAAAAGCTTTTAGATTATTATACAGGAACTAATACATGGAATTATATTGCAGGATCAAATGGGAACTATTTTGATTCTGATTCATTTAATGAAGTTCCTCCCTATCAAATGAACTTAACTAAAAAATTTATTGATAAAAAATCAAGAATTTATACTTTATCACCTAATAGAAGTCTAGGAAATAAAACTGCTAATAAACAATATGATGATTTGCTTTTTTATAAGCACGTTAGGATGAAGCATATAGAGAGAATGACAAATTTAATTGGCACACCTGCTGTCAGAGTAATGTGGGAAGAGGATGAGGACAAAAAATGTTTTGATTATCGTACGGTTTATTATTATGATAGCTTCTTCACTCCAAGTAATCCATACAAACCCTATGCGATAGTCTATCCTATCCTCTCTCCTACAGAAGATGTTAGCTATACAGATAAAGTTCAATTTGCATATTGGGATGATAACTCGAATATTGTATTTGACAAAGATGGAAATATTTTAGAAGAACATCCTCATCCTTATGAAACACTACCTTTCGTATTTCCTAGAGACATGGAACAAATAGATGATTTTTATGGAGAAGGTGCTACAGATGTAGTAGCTACCAATGAACATCTAAATATTTTAATGACTGAACTGATGCTGGGGCTTAGATTTCAGATGTTTGGTCAATCCTGGGCATCTGGCATATACGAGGATCAGCCAATAGCCAGAGTCGGGTCTGATAAGCTTATTAATCTCCCCCAAGACGGTAAGTTTGGTATAGAGTCTCCAGGAGGCGATCCTCAAAAAGTTATGGAAATTGCTAAAGGTATGATAGAGATGTTGGCAGTATCTAAGCATATGTATGTCACTTTCGACTCTAATCAAGATAGGCCATCTTCAGGACTAGCTCTTCGCATAAAAGATTTTGAATTTGTTGAAGATTATAAAGATGATATCGAAAATTGGAGAATGTTTGAAACTGACTTATATAATTTAGAAAGAAAGATTGCAGATGTTAATGGAATATCTCTTCCAAAAGAAATTTCCATAGACTTTAAAGAGCCTGAATATCCTCGTGCAATTAACGAACAAATAATGAAAGATGATTGGGAACTTGCCAATGGTCTTATTACACCTGAAGAAATACTTAAAAGAAATAATTCCGACCTTTCTTTGGAACAAGCTAGAAAGATAATAGCTAAAAACAAAGAATCAATTGAACCTGTGGAAAGTAGGGAGCTTGGCAAAGAATAGTTTAAATATATTAAATGAAGAATGGGATAAAGCCTCAGAAAGAATTAGATCAAGAATTGAAAGGCAAATATTAAATAATTTTGACCAAGAAAAAGATGTAGATGGAAATCCTTTTCATCCACTAACAGGAACTACTAAAAAAATAAGACGAGAAAAAGGCACTTGGCCCGGCAAGATACTTAATGAAACTGGAAAATTAAGGTCTGGTTTAAAAGTTTCTTATATACCTGTAACTAAAGAATGGAAAGTTGAAGCAAATACAGATTATGCTAGAGAGTTAAATTATGGAAGGTCAAATATGCAACCTAGAAAATTTTTAGAAATTCCTAAAAATTGGGCAGGAGGTAAGGATTATCAAAGAGAATTTAATAAATTTGCAAGAAATCTTTTTGAAAGAATTGGCAAAAAACTAGAAAAAGATATTTTTGATATATAAGAAAGGAGGCAATATGACTGATAGAGATTTTAAAAAACTAGAAAAAATGATTAAAAAAACTTTATTAGATATTCTAGAAGGTGAGACTTTGCTAGAAGAGGTAGATACTATGACTCCTATATTTTCTGTTCAAACATTAGACGATATAGAAAGTTACTTAGGACACCCAATTTTATTTATGGGTATTTCCTAGTTGCATTGTATTTCTAGAATTATTTAACTTTAGCACATTAAAAACCGTATAAATTAAAGATTAGGAGTTCAGATGAACGAAGAAAACCAAGTATCGCAAGAAACACAAGTAGCTCAGTCAGAGCAACCTCAGTCTCAGGATGAGTCTGTTGATTATAAAGCACTCTATCTTGAAGAAGTGCAGAATGCAAAAAAACTTCGCAAGAGATCGCAGGATGCAGAGTTAAAGCTTTCAGATATTACGAAAAAACAAGAAACTCAAAAAGTTAAACAGATGCAGGAAAAAGAACAATATAAGGAATTATATGAATCTGTTGCCCCATATAAAGAAAAATGGGAAACTTATGAGTCTAATCGTAGGGAAGCCTTGCTCTCAAAGCTGCCAGAGGAAGATAGAGAATCTATGTCTAGTAAAGATTTAGATGTTCTCGAATATGTAGTCAAAGTTAGAAATGAGTCTAAGCCAAATAATCCAGCTCACAATCCAAGTATGCCTAGAAAAAATGTTATTGAAAAATCATGGTCTGAAATGAGTGAAGCTGAAAAAAGGGTTTATTATCAAGAACAACAGGCTAAATTTAAACAATAGTTAAAATTAAATAATCTAAGCAAAGGCTATTTATAGCAGTTGAGCGAAGATAAAATTATAAGGAATTTATTATGGCATTAGCACCAAGTATAAAACCATTTTTAACAGGTGGTTTGCAAGATTCAGCAGTAGATGCTGGATTGCAAAAATTTGTACCCGAGGTATGGGGAGATTCAGTAATGGACTATATGGAGAAAAAATTAATTGTAGGCTCTTTAGCTCAAGACTTATCTTCATTAGTTGCAAATGGTGGTGATTTAATTCACCTTCCAAAGCATGATGAATTAACTGCTGCTAGTCTTTATGGTGGAAATTCAGAAGCATTACAAGCTGCAGAAATTTCATTTGATGATACGACTACAGCAGGTGGTGAATACCAGCTTTTAGTTAATCAGTCTGCATATGCAGCATATTCTATATCAGATTTGATTATGGCTCAAGGTTCAAATGGATACGATTTTATGGACATGTATACTCAAAAGTTAGGTTATGCTTTAGGTAAACATATAGAAGCTTATTTAATGTATCAGTTATTAAATCATGTTGGATTTAATTATACTGATGGAACTGACGATGGAGCAGGAGCAGGTAATAATGTTAGTTTTACAACAGGCGGCGCATACACAATTACTAAAGATGGTGTTGCTGCAATGATTCAAGCTGTATATGAAGCAGATGCAGACCTTGAAGATTTTGTTGCTATTTTATGTCCTGCAACTTATGCAAGTTTATTTAAGCTTGATGATTTTGCAAGATATGATGTTATTGGAAATTCTCTTGGTGAAGAACTTCCAAGAGTTAGCGGGTTTGTTGGAAAGTTAGGCGGTGTAGATATAGTTGTTTCTAATAATTTTAGAAATAAAGATAACTCTGCTTATCTTACAGCTCCTGTTTTCAATAAAGCAGATGGAACTACAGATGAAAGCGATCAATTAGCTGGTTTTTTAATTAAAAAAGATGCTATAAAAATTGCTTATGCTGCAGGAATGAAAGCTAGAGTTCAAAGCAATTATCATTTAAGAAGCTTGTCTACTGAGTTTGTTGCAGATTCTGTTTATGGATGTGTAATAGTAGGAGACAATAGCACAAATAAAACTGTATTTGCACTTACAGATGCTTAATATCTAGATTATAGATATATTAAAATAATGGGGGTGGGAAACTGCCCCCATTATAAAATATGGAGAAATTATGAAACTAACAGCTAAAAAATCAAATGGCACTATATTATTTAAAGAAGTTGATTCTAATGATAAAAATTATATAAATATTTTAAAAAAGAAAGGCTGGTCAGAAGTTAAAGAAGAAAAACCTAAAGTCAAAAAAACCTCAAAAAAAGTTAAAAAATCTACTAAAAAGTAGTAAATTACCAACATGATAAAACAGATAAAAGAGATAACAGAACATGCTCTTTATAAGATTGACGGTTATAGTGATGATGCTCTAGCATTAGTAGTTAGAACAGGAATGGCAGAATCAGGATACAGAGCTTTAAAAGGTTATGGCGATGGAAACCCTGCAATTGGATTCTGGCAGATAGAACCTGCAACACTAGATGATATGATAGATAATTATATAAAATATCGTTCAAAATATAAAATAGAGTTAATAGATTTAGGAATGAAATTTGATAATAGTAAAATCATTTCTGTTATGTCGAATATGGCAATACAAGCAGCATTATGTAGACTTCATTATCGTAGAGACAAAGACCCTATACCTTCTTGGACTGACTTGGAAGCTCAGGGGGCATATTGGAAAAGAGTATATAATACTCCTCTTGGCAGAGGAACAGTTGAGCATTTTGTAGAAGCAAATAAAGATGTTGGATTCAATTAAATCAGTATTAGATAATAGACCATTTAGTGGACTTACCACTTCCTTAGGTGGATATATATTATCTTTATCTGATTTTCTATCACCAATTCTCGGATTTGTTATATTAGTATTGAGTACCGTGACAGCCATTTCTGTAGCGTACATACAATATAATAAAGCAAGGAGAATTTGGTATGCCAAGAAAAACTCCCGTAAGAAGGGTCGTCGTTACTCCAGATAAACACTTTCCTCTGGCTTATATGCCTGCAATTAAAGTGTTATGCAAGTCTATAGAAATATTAAAACCTGACTCTTATGTTGATTTAGGAGATGTAGGAGAATGGGAATCATGTTCTCATTGGAAATGGAAAAAAAGAAAACGCCCACCTTTAGATTATCAATTACCTGATATAGAGAAAGATATAAAAGATGTTAATAATGGAATGGATATTATTGACGAATCTTTAGATAAGGCTAATTGTAAAACCAAGCATTTTTGTGAAGGAAATCACGAAGATTGGCTAACCCGGTTTAATGATGAGCATCCATATCTAGGATATTCTGTTAAAGAAGCTCTTCAATTAGAAAAAAGAGGTTACAGGTATCATCCTATGGGTAAGTATTTAAAAATAGGAAAGCTTCACTTTTATCATGGACACCATTATGCTAGTGTAAATCATACTAGAAATCATCTTATGAAGCTAGGAGTTAATATAATGTATGGTCATCACCATGATGTTCAACAATCTTCTGTAACTCATATGGATGGACAAAAGTCTGCCTGGAGCATTGGATGTCTAAAGGATATGTCTGATGAAGAAAATTCTTGGCTAGGATATAGAAAAACTAATTGGAGTCATGCTTTTTCTATTGTAGATTTCTTTGAAAGTGGGTATTTTACAGTACACGTTATACAGATAATTAAAGGCAAAACATCCCTGTGGGGTGAGATTATAGATGGGAATAAATAATGGATATTCTTCAAGTTATAGAAGCATTGGGAGTTCCTGTCGCAGTTTCAGTAGGACTGGGCTATGCTCTAATGTATTTAATAAAGTTTATAACAAAAGATGTTAAAGCTGATATTAAAAACTTATATGAAATTACAGTTAAATTAATAGATAGTAGTAGGCAGGCAAAAGACGAAACTAAGAAAACTCTTACTGCTACTAATACAATGAAGGATATGTTTATAAAAATAATTAATGGAATCAGAAGCAAAAAAGAATAGGATGGACAATATAGAAAATAGATTAAGTTATCTAGAATCTATTGCTCATATTCCTGTTGACTGGGAGGTAAAAATCAAGTCTCTAGAAGAAGCCTTTGAAAGGCTATATAATTTAATTACAACTAAAATAAAGGATTAAAATATGTTTGCACCTATTATAGCATTTATAACAAAAACACTTTTAACTGAAGTTATGCTTAAAAAAGTATTAATTGTTTTAGGTGATTATGTTGTTGCTAGTTCTAAAAATAAACTTGATGACAAATTATGGGATCAGGTTAAAAAAGTATTAAATAAATAATGAATGATTTAACCTTACAAAATAGTATTGATGAGAATTTAAGACCTGTAAAAGTAGCAGGGCAAAATTCTGCTCTTGAAATATCTACTGAAAATGCAAGGGTAAATGGATCATTAGAGGTTGCAGGAGATGTAACTATGCCTGTTAGAGCAGGTGATATTATAGGCTATACATCTGTTGGTTCAGATTCAGGACACGCATCTGAATCACTTACAACATCTTATGCTGTAGTAGATGCTGATTTAAAAGTTGATTTTATTGTTCCACCAAGTGGTTGTGTTGAAGTAATGGTTCAAATATATCAAAATTCTTTAAGTTCTAATAAAAGTTTATATTTAGCATTGTCAAGTGATAGTTCATATACTTCTATAGGTAATAGCTATGAGCAGTTAGTTAGTTACCCTGATGAAACAGATGATGGTGTTATTGTTAATCATTGGGTTGTAAAGGGTTTAACAGTAAATAGACCTACAACTTATTGGCTTGGTGCAAAAACATCAGGAACAACTAAATATCTAGCTTGGGGTGGAACAGCATCTAATAGATATTGTGATTTTATAATGAAGGTAACTGCTTTGCCTTCCAATTTAATAACTTTAGGATAAAAATATGCCAACATTTCAAGGAAACCCACTATCAAGTTTTTACAAAAGAATTATGCAGGTTAGCCAATCATCTAATACAGGATTTGACAATTCTAGCAGAGCAATAGAAACAGGTGATGGTGTTGCTAGTGCAGTTAAGATTGGAAAAGCAGGATTAAATATTCAGCCTACAAGTTCAGCATTAGATGCTACAGGTAATTTTAATGTGCAAACATCAGGTGGTGATCAGATATTACAAGCTAATACAACAGATTCTACTGTAAAAGCAGGTGCATCATTAGCAAATGTGCTTACAATGCACAAAGAGATGGGATTATATGAATTTTCACCAAATGGTGCAGGGTATCATTATCCACTTATAGCAAATAGAGTTGGTATGCAAGGTGCAGAAGGACTTACTTATGATGATGGTTGGGGAAATGGAACTGATCCTGCAACAAGTTTAGATGTTAGTGGACTTACTGATCCTGAAAATGCAATAGCAGTATATTGGTATATACAGCATAATATTACATTAGATTCTGTAAGGTCAATGGTTAGAGCAGATACTACAGGAACTATTAATATGCACTTAATGAGTTATGATTTAGATACAACAACAAATCATGGAGATTTGTCAAATGGTGTAGTATGTGCAAGTGGTTCAATACCTGCAACAGCAACAACTATTAAGACAGGAACATTTACACTAGATTCAGCCAATATAGATAGTGGAAAAGTTGTAGTAGGATTTTTAGAAAATGCATCAGATACAGGAGATGTTTCATTAGCACTAGATATTTATTACCACATTAGATAAGGAGAAGAAATGCCAAATTTCACAGCAACAACAAGTATAACAACAGGAAGGGGAGATACCTTAACTGCAACCAAAACAGGAAGTTATGAAAATATTTTTAACATTAGGCAGGAATGTGATAATAGTGCTGCTTTTATAGATTTGTTGTTAGGTGGTACTAAATCACAATCAACACTAGATGATGCTAAAATGATAATCATAAAAAATAATAGTAGTGTTGGTGCAGAAATACAAATAAAAACTCAACAATGGACACAAGCTACTCCTGATACTAATGGAAATGTATCATATCAGAATCACTTACTAGGTGCAGGTGATTATATGCTTTTGCCAAATATGAGGCAAGTAAATTACATACAGGTTGATGCTTCAGCAGGTGATTCATATCAACTTACAAATCAAGCACCTGATTCTAATATGTATGTAGATAGCACAGCAGATTTAGATCATGCAACTGATGCTACTATGGGTTCAGATGCAACACATACAACTTTAAATCTTGAAAATGGACATTCTAAGTTTTTTAAAGTTGGAGATTTAATAAGAATTGAAAATGAGATATGTGAAGTAACTGCTGTAGGAACAGGTGCAGATTTAGCTAATAGTACCTGCACAATAAAAAGAGGACTTTATGGATCAACTGCTGCAACTCACGCTGATGATGTAGCAATTAGATTGCCATTTTTTAATGCTTATGCAGATTTTGATAAATATTCTACTGCACAAACAGATGCTTCAGGTAGATTTAAAGCTATGAATTTCTTTGGATATGGGCGAACAGGTGATGAAGTTGCAGATGGTATAGTAGCAGGTTCAGTTTCAGGTAAATTTTATGAAGCAGGGTATCAAGAATTAGGGCTATCAGGAATTACAGCTTCAACTAAAACAGGATTGGCAGCATCAACTGCTTATGCTTTAGATATTGCAGTAGATGGTGGATCAGATCATACTTTAAGTTTTACCACAGATTCTTCTAATGGTAATTTTGGTGGAACTAATGGTTTAATACAAAAGATTCAATCTGCACTAGATGAGCAGTTTTATACAACAAGTTCTAATTTATTAAATAAAAAAGTTACTGTTGGTATAGTAAATGGTGATATAAGATTTACATCAGGTCAGCATTTATCAACATCAGCAATAGCAATATCTGCACCTGCAAGTGGAACTACACCTTTTGGGGTTGGTGCTATTAGTATGGCTGTAGGAGATATAGAGGCTGCTGTTGCTGCAAAACTTCCTGATGATACAATAAATGATCCTAAGACTAATAATTCAATTCCTAATACAAGTGCTTTCTTTTATGATGATGGACATGGAAATATACAAGGTGCTTGTAGTGGAACAATTAATTATGAAACAGGTGCTATTGATTTGCAAGGCTGTCCTCCTAATGCTAATTTTGTAGTAGATGCCAACTATGGTTCAGCTTTATCAGGTGGTAATGAGTTTACAACATCATTAGGAAACTCAATAGAAAAAATAGCAGGAAGAAGCACAAACAGCAAAATTAATGCAGTAATAGAAGTAATAGGATTAAAATAGGAGAATATTATGCCAAAAGGAACAGGAACATATGGAAAAAAAAGAGGCAGACCTAAAAAGAAAAAAAATAGGAGATAGCAATGGCTACAGCACCAATATATTGTACTCATAAAGAGCTTAAAAGAGTTTATCCAAACATAGATTCATTTGATGTAAAAACTCCTATATATGGATGGACAACAGTATCTACTAATAAATATGCTGCACACAATAGTGGCTTTGTTGCACAACTATTTGTAAATGGAGAAGATTTAGGAGCTGCACAATCTGCTCATACAGATTTAAATGTTGAAGGGGAATGGTTTTATAATTCAGCAGAGGATGTATGTTATTATTATTCGGCAAGTTCTCCTGCAGATAAACTAATGGAAGCAGGTGAAGAATTTACAGCAATGATTACCCAATTTAGAACAGATGCAAGTAGATATTTAGATAGTAAGCTCGATCCTAATCTTCCTCGTGAGCAATTAAAAGATAAAAGTGGTAATTTTGATTACATGATTATTCGTAGCTCTGCTCTCATCGCAGCAGCTTTTCTTATTCGTGCTACTGATCCAACAAACGCAACTGCTACTGCCCTTATGGAAGAAGCACAAGGCAATATTGATGCTTTAAATTCAGGTGGTGCTGCGTTGTCTTGGCAGACTACTCGTGATGCTTCTCGTGGAATAATAAGAGATGTAACCTATACAGATGGCAAAATTAGACCTGTAGATACAAGAGGTATGTGGAATGGTACTTTTGACTTGGTAAAGGTTAAAATAATTACAGGTGGAGTTTTAGGAACAGCAACCTACTCTGTATGGACTAAAGATTCTGATACTTTAAAAACTAATCAGGTTGTTACTGCTGAAAAAATTAATGGTGATTATCAGTCTTTAGCAGGTGGACTAGAAATCAGATTCGCAGGCGAAACAGACGCAACCGAAGCTACTGCAAACAATGAATGGGAAATAGAAGTTATGGGTGCAACTGAACATATAGATGCTTCAGGCGTAAAGAGTGTAAACAATTCTAGGTGGCTGTAACATTTGTAAATAATTGGAAAAACATAGCTGACAAACTCCAAAGCAAATTAAGAGAGGAGTTTGGCAATACTATGTCTGTTTACATTGGAGAGGGAGAATATAGTGGCAATCAATTTCTTAAAATTATTCCTACTTCAAATGAAATTTTAGAAAGATATGTCCATGCAGAGCTTAGGCAATACAATTTTCAATTAGTATATTATTTTATGGATGCAAATATAAGACAAGGTGCTTTAACGCAGATGTTTCGTATTTTATCAAGGATTGAATCATTGGTTGCACAAAACAGAAATCTAACTTTAGCAGATAGTACAGAATCTTTAAATGGCAGAATTTCAGATTATGAAATAACAGAAGGCGAAGAAGGTTTTGAATATTTAGTTGAAATGGACTTTAATTGCCTTCATTTAGGAAATATTAGGTAATGGGCGTTGCTTTTTCAAATAATTGGGAAAATATACTAGACAAATTAGAAAGTGTCGTAAAAACAGAATTTGGAGCTACTTTAAAAACCTATCGTGGTTTAGATAATATTACAGAAGGCAATCAATATTTAAGAATAGCTCCTGTTGGTAGTGAGCTTGTTGATTATTCAGGTAATCTTGAAATAAGAAGATTTAGTCTTAATTTATTTTTATATTTTAAAGTAATAAACGCAAAAAAGACAAATACAGATCAAGTTATGCGTGTATTGTCAAGATTAGAAACTATTATAGGCAATAACATGACGATGACATTATCTGATAATACGCAGGCGTATAATTGCAGAATAGAATCTACAGAAATTGACACAAGTAATTCTGAAGAATATTTAATTAATTTAGAATATAAGTGTTTGCATCAAAATAGTAGCCTTACACCTGCAGTAACAATTACAGCAGCAGAGGTTGCAGATGGTGCAACATCTTCTGATAGTGCATTATCTTTAACCTTTACCTTAAACAGAGATTCAGATAATTTTGTTGTTGGAGATGTAGATGTTACCAATGGATCATTAAGTAGCTTTAGTGGTTCAGGATCAGTTTATACAGCTACATTTACACCATCAGCACAGGGTGCAACTACTATAAAAGTATTAGCAGATAAGTTTACAGGAACAGGTGCATCAGGTGGTAATAGTGCATCAGATGTATTTAATTGGACTTATGTGCCTAAATTTATATTTACAGTAAATACAGGTGGCAATTCTTTTACATTACCTCTTGTTTCAGTTGCAGGGCATACTCCAAATTTTACTATAGATTGGGGTGATGGTTCACCTCTTGATATTACTTCACATGATGATGATGATTTAACTAAAACACTTGATTCAAATGATCATACTATTACAATAGATGGTATTGTAAAAGGCTTAAAGTTTGCAGGTACAAGTGCAAGTAGAACATATATAAAAACTATTAGTAATTGGGGTGGGTTAGATATTACAGAAGAACAAACTTTTAGTGGATGTACGAATTTGAATGTAACAGCAAGTAATGCACCTACAATAACTTCAACAACTTTAAATGCAACATTTATGGATTGTTCTACATTAACAGCAATAGGAACAGGATGGGATGTTTCTAATGTTACAGGATTTAATAATGTGTTTAAAAATTGTACAAATTTTAATGGTTCTGATGTTGTTAATTGGGATACATCAAGTGGTCAGCTTATGGATTATATGTTTGCACAAGCAGATTCTTTTAATCAAAATATAGGTGGATGGGATACATCTAATGTAACAACTTTTTACAGGATGTTTTTAGGAGTAGCAATATTTAATCAAGACATAGGCAGTTGGAATACAGGAAATGTAACTACTATGAATGAAATGTTTTATGGTGCTTCTGCTTTTAACAATGGAGGTAGTGATGCAATTAAAAATTGGGATACATCTAGTGTAACTAATATGGAATTAATGTTTAGAAGTGCTTCATCTTTTAATCAACCTTTACCAACAGATGGTAATAAATGGAATGTTAGTTCTGTAACTACTTTTAAATCTATGTTTCAAAGTGCAGCTTCTTTTAATCAAAATATAAGTAGTTGGAATGTAAGTTCAAGTGAAAGTTTTTATCAAATGTTTT